TCAGGGAGCAGATGTCAAACACCTATGAACTTCCTCCACTGGATATGATAGGTTGATATCATGGTGTTAAATCCGTTTTTCACTCAAGGTACGACTTCTGAACAAAATCTTGTTCAGGACTTGATTAATGAACAACTCCGAACATATGGAGTAGATATCTTCTATCTGCCTAGAAAATATATGACAGAAAATACTGTCATTAGAGAGGTTGTTCAATCAAAGTTTGACTTAGCTTTACCTCTTGAAGCATACATTGACAACTACGATCAATATTCTGGTGCTGGAAATATCCTATCAAAATTTGGTATTCAGTCTCAAGATGAAGTGAGACTTATTATATCAAGAGAAAGATTTGAAAATTATATTACACCTCTAATAGAAGATCAGTCTAATATTAAATTATCCACAAGACCAAAAGGTGGAGACTTAATTTGGTTCCCACTTGATGATAGAATTTATGAGATCAAAGATGTTGAATATGCAAAACCATATTACCAACTTCAAAACCTTTATGTCTATGAACTTTACTGCGAACTCTTCCGTCTTGAAGATGAGGTCATATCAACTGGTATAGATGAAATTGATAATAATCTCATTGGTGAGGATTATGACGGACAAACTGACGATGGTATCAATACCATTCAAGGTCCAACTCAAACACTCACTTTGGTTGGTGCTGGAGTAACAGCAACTGCAACATCTGCCCTCTTTGATGGTGGTGTTAGGTATTTCGATGTTACTAATAGAGGTGGCGGATATAGCGTCATTCCAACTGTTGGCGTCACTTCAGCACCTGCGGGTGGCACAACAGCAGTTGGTATAGCAACAATGATTGGTGGAATAAATGTTTGTAATCTTAATGCAAACGCAAAACTACAATCAGTACAAGCAGTAAATGTCGCAAATTCTGGAGCAGGATATACCGTTGCTCCGACTGTTAAGTTTAGCGTCCCGTCTGGTCAAGGTGGATCGGGGGCAGCAGCAACAACGGTTATCGGTGATGGTATAGTGGGTCTGATTACAGTCACCTCTGGTGGTGGAGGTTACACTGTATCTCCTACCATTTCGTTTACTGATGAGGTATTTGAATCTGGTATTACAACTGCATCAGCGACTGCCATCGCAATTGTAAGTGCTGCTGGAACTATTTCTGCAATTCACGTTACCAATGCTGGTCTTGGATATTCAGTTGCTCCAACAGTCGTTGTTGGAAATCCAGAGAGTTCTGGTTCCGGCACGTTTGCATTTAATGAAATTGTTACAGGATCCTCTAGTGGAACTACAGCCAGAGTCAGAACATGGGATGCGACAGAAAATGTTCTTGAAGTTGGCACCGTTACTGGAGAGTTTACTGTTGGTGAAAATATTGTCGGTTCTACATCTGGTGCAACTTACCCATTAAGAAAATCAGATAATCAACCTGCTGACGATGGATTTGCTGATAATATTAACATTGAAACGGAAGCAGACGCTATCATAGACTTCTCTGAGCAGAACCCATTCGGTATTCCCTAAATAAAAATATCTTAATATAAAGATATTGTAGGACTTAAAAATGTTTGAGTATTTTTACAACGAAATTTTGAGGAGGACCATTATATCCTTTGGTACTCTGTTTAACAACATTTCAATTAAACACGAAGATTCTTCGGACAATGTTGTCAGTGTTGTAAAAGTTCCTTTAGCATATGGACCTACACAGAAATTTTTAGCGAGATTAGAACAATCTCCAGACCTGAATAAACCATTTGCGATTACCTTGCCAAGGATGTCGTTTGAGTTTACTGGATTAACATATGATCCCACAAGAAAAGTAACCACTACTCAAACATTCACAGTCAAAGATCCTGACAGTGGAACAGAAAGCAAAAAGGCATTCATGCCTGTTCCATACAATATGCAATTTGAACTGTCAATCATGTCAAAGTTGAATGATGACGCTCTTCAGATTGTAGAACAAATTTTACCATACTTTCAACCAGCTTATAATCTCACCGTGGAGTTGGTTGAAGCACTTCAGGAAAAAAGAGATATTCCTGTGGTGTTAGAAAACATTACTATGCAAGATGATTACGAAGGAGATTTTACTTCCAGAAGAGTTCTTCTTTACACCTTAAGATTTACAGCGAAAACATATCTGTTTGGTCCTGCATCCTCTGCGACCAAGGATATTATCAAGAAGGCTACTATCAGTTACCTTACTGGCACAGATACCACAAATACAACCAGAGAATATTCTTACTCCGCTACACCCAGAGCAACCAAGAACTACACAGGAGATGCAGCAACAACTCTTAGTGCTGATCTGTCAATAACATCTAAGACCTTTGAAGTTGCAGATGGATCTACTTTAACTAAAAGAACATACATTGCGATTGATGATGAGGAAATGTTCATCAAGTCAATTAGTGGTAACAAGATTACCGTTGATCGAGGTCAGGATGGAACTAAAATTGAAACTCATGTTGGAGGATCTGCTGTCCATGCTATCAACGCTGCAGATAATGCTCTAATTGAGGTTGGTGATGACTTTGGATTTAGTGGTACATTCTAATGTCTAAATTTAATGAATTGAATACTGCTTTTAACACTGATGACGATCTTATTCAACCAGAGGTGGTAGAGAAAAAAATTGAAAAGGTAAAAGAAGGTGTTGATGACATCAAAAAAGATTATGAATATACTAGAGGCAATCTTTACTCTATCATAGAAAAGGGACAAGAGGCTCTTAACGGCGTCCTTGAACTTGCACAAGAAAGTGAGATGCCAAGAGCATATGAAGTTGCAGGTCAGTTGATTAAAAATGTTGCTGATGCAACAGATAAGTTATTGGATCTGCAAAAGAAACTGAAGGACGTTGAAGCAGAAGAAAAGGTCAAGGGACCATCTACAGTCAATAATGCTTTATTTGTTGGATCGACTGCAGACCTTGCAAAAATGTTAAAGGACGGACTAAAGGAAGATCCTAAATAACCTTGGGAGAGAAATCCCGAAGTATTTAAGTTACTAATAAAATGTCCAGAGAAGACTTGCCTTCTATTGATGATTTGGTCAATAATGACCTTCCATCAGTCGAAGATTTTATAACAGAAGAGAACGCAGAGGAACTCCCTTCTGTTCAAGATTTTATTGTTGAAGAGAAAGAAGAGATAATAGAAACTGTTGAGGAAGTAGAAGAAGAACCGCAAATAGACCTTACAGAAGTCATACGTCTCATCAATGACGTAAGAAAAGATATACCTGATATTCCAGAGGTAAAATATTACGATCAGGAACTTGAGCAGTTATCTGAGAAGATTAGTAGTCTTCCTGAAGTAAGGTATTATGACAGAGAAGTAGAAGCGATATGTGAACAAATTGATCTCGTCAGAGAGCAAGTAAAGGACTTACCAGAGGTCAAATACTATGATGAGCAGGTTGATGCTATTGAAGACCGGATTGATAGTCTTCAAACCGATGTAGCGAACCTTCCAGAGGTCAAATACTATGACTCCGAACTTGAGGCAATTTGTGAAGCCATCGATGAGGTAAAGGCATCTATTCCCAAGTTTCCAAAATGGGTTAATGAGGTAAACGAGGTCCCAGATTTTTCATGGATTGGCAAAACCTTTAGTGTAATCGATGATGATTTTGTAAAGGTTAATGATACTATTGAAGGATTGAGAGGAAAAATTCAGTTTGATATTGAGCAACTTTCCGAGGATGTTGAAACAAAATATTTTAATAACACAGTCAAGATTGAATCAAATGTTAAAGATCTTGATGATAAAGTAAATGTCCGCATAGATGAAGAAAAAGATAAGATCTGGAAAGAATTAAGATCTTCATCCATGAAGATTTGGGAATATCATAAAGAGTTTAAAGATGATGACCGTAAACTCAAGAAACAAATTCTTGGGGAGTATAATAGTCTCAAGCAAAATATCAATAAAGAACTCAAGGAGATTAATTACACCAGTACAAAAACTGATGAGTTACTTCTAAAGTATTTTACTGAGTTAAGAGAAGAGATCTCAGGACTCCCAGAGGTCAAGTATTATGACAAAGATATCGACTACGTAAAGTCCGACATCAAAGGACTTTATAAAATTGTAGAAGAGATTAGGTCATCTCAGAAACAATTAAAAGAAGAACAACAGTTACTTGCAGAGACTAATGTTCCTCTTGGAGAGGATCCCCCAGATACAAAAAATCCAGATCCACTTACTCCTATTGATCAAAATTTTGTCACTCTTGATCAACTACAACAGCACTATAAAAGATTTGTAGAAAGAGTACAATATCAACTTGGATCAATTGGTGGCGGTGGTGCTGGATTTATTCACGATCTTGATGATGTTCAGGTCGGATCGGCAGTTACAAATGGATCTTTATTAATATATGATAGTAGTATTAAAAAATACATTGGTATTGCCAGCACAGCTTTAAGTGGTGGATCTGCATCTGAATTGGCAGAAGATTGCACAGGCACAAACCTTACAGTTACCAACCTGTCTGTTACAGGTATCGCTACATATGAAGATGTAAGAAATGTTGATTCAATTGGATTCATTACAGCAAGAAACGGCATAAATGTCACTGCTGGAATTGTTACAACACCAAAGCTTCATGTCGGTGTTGGAACTACCTTTAACGAAGATCTTGTAGTTACCGGTGACGCTAGGATTACTGGTATCTTAACTATTGGCACTGGATCAATTACCCTTGATCCAAATGCAAAGAAAATTTCAGGTATCGATGAAATTATTATCGGTACAGCGACAACTATCGCAATTAAACAAGACAGTAAAGGCGAAGTTACTTTCCAAGATAGTGCCGGTAAAGAAGCATCAGTTGGAATTGGTACGACAGTTTCAATTAATACGTCGGGTATTATAACTGCAGCAACAATAAAAGCATCCACAGCATTCTACCCACCACTTTATACTACTACAGATAGAGATGCTGGGACCTTTACTCAAGGAGCAATTATCTTTAATACAACAACATCAAAACTTGAGTTCTATGACGGCACTTCTTGGACATCACTCCCAGGTATGTCTCTTGGTCTCACTGTAGCACTTGATGGATGATAAATAATATGGAGTATCGTAAACTCATTTGAATGAGCAACCCTCGTATTCCAAGAAAACCTGGGCAACCAGCAAATTCCAAAAAACACTCTGACCTTTATACGGATGAG